ATTGCTGACTTTTGGGTTCGAGACAATTTTGAAGTCACTGAGTGGGTGTGGCGCAGAGATGCTGTAGAGCCATTGGCGCAACGTCTAGCTCAGAATGATATTGTGACGTTCAGCACTTATGTATGGGATCATCGCTACAACTATGAAATTGCCAGACGGGTCAAAGAGATCAATCCTGCGGTGTTGACCATATTTGGTGGGCCCGAGCCAGCCATTACAGATCCCGAATTGTTTGTGAAAGAACCGTTTATGGACATTGTGATTTGTTTTGAAGGTGAGATCACATTCCGCAATCTCATGCTGGCCTACCCCACAGGCAATTATGATCACATACCTGGATTGTTAATAAACAAAAACGGTGAGGTGTTAAACACTGGCGATGCCAAACGCATCGAAAGTTTGACTGATATTCCCAGTCCGTATCTGTCAGGAGTGTTTGATCAGTTGATCAAAGACAACCCTGGAGTGATGTGGCAAGGCACATTGGAAACATCACGAGGGTGTCCTTTTGCCTGTACATTTTGTGACTGGGGCAGTCTCACATACAACAAAGTCAAGAAGTTTGAGCTGGAACGTGTGTTTGATGAATTGGAATGGATGGCTCAGCGCAACTTTGATTTTATTTCATTCACAGACGCCAACTTTGGCATGTTTGCTGAACGTGACAGCTTGATAGCAGACAAGATCATTGAGTGCCAAGAAAAATACGGCAGCCCAAGAACATTTAGTGTGGCCTGGGCCAAGAATCAAAAGAAAGAAGTTGTGGACATTGTGAAGAAACTGCTGGATGCACGTGGCTTCAACCAGGGACTCACACTCAGCGTACAAAGTCTAGACTTGGATGTGTTGGAAAATATTCGACGCAAGAACATGGAAATGAGCAAACTCAACGAAGTGTTTGAACTGTGCGAGCAACGCAACATTCCCACTTACACAGAGTTGATTTTGGGCTTGCCCGGAGAGACCCTGGACACATGGAAAAAGAACTTCTGGAGCCTGTATGAAATGGGCAACCACACAGGACTCACAGTGTTCCAGGCACAGTTGTTGGAAAATGCTGAAATGAACCTGCTGCAGAAAAAACTGTTCAAGATCACCAGCCAGCCTGTGACAGATTATTTCTCAGGATCGTACAGCAACGAACATGTGGAAGAAAGCATTGACATCATCACAGGCACCAAAGACATGCCCTTTGAACAGATGTTGGATGCCAGCATATTCTCTTGGTTCCAGAACACGTTCCATATCAACGGCATCAGCACATTGTTGTCAAGACTGGTACACAAATATTCTGATGTGTCCTACAGCGAATTTTATGCTGACTTGTTTGCACACATGCAGGGGCACAAGTGGTTGAAAAACGAACAGGATCAAGTGCGCCAGTACTACTACAATTGGATGACCACTGGCAGAATCAATCATCCCAGTATTGGCATTGAAATTCACGGTTGGAACTTGATTCATAGAACAGTGTTGAACATACACATGGAACGACAATACAACAGTGTGTTTGATATGTTGGAACAGTTCATGGCCCGTTACAATCTGCCTGCCGACTTGTTGGCTGATGCCATGAGATTCCAGCGCAGATACTTTGTGGCCTATGATGCCATGAATACATATCCTGAAGATTTAACATTGAATCACAACATTTGGGAATATCTCAGTTTTGATCATGATCTAATTCAAGCGCCAGCAACATATAAGTTGGAATTCCCTGAAGACAAAACCATGAGCTTTGAAAGATTCCTGGAGTTGTTTTATTTTGCTCGCCGTAGAAACTTTGGCAAAGCCACAGTGGAACGGGTGGGTGACGACGGCGCACTGGTGGATGCTGCTCGTCGTGGGTCAGCAGCCGCTCGAGGCAAAACAACCAAAGAACTGGCCACTGTGGTTTTATAATTTTTACACTTGAATACAATTTTGCCAGGTCGAGTGACAGACACAAAAGTTTGTGTTAAAATAGCACGAGAAAACATCAATCTAAATAAAGACTCAACACCATCAGGTATGACTTGATTTTGTAGATTATAAGGAACATCATGAAACTCAAAGTATCAGAATTATTTTATTCAGCGCAAGGTGAAGGACGCTATGTTGGTGTGCCCAGCATATTCTTGCGCATGTTTGGTTGTAACTTTACCTGTTCAGGGTTTGGTTGCAAGCCCGGTGAAAAGAGCACAGAAGCAGATGAAGTGGCCAAGACTGTGGAGTTGTACAAAACATTTGAAGAACTGCCACTTGTGAACACAGGCTGTGACAGTTATGCGTCATGGCATCCAGACTTCAAGCACTTGAGTCCCACATACACAGTGGATGAACTTGTGGATCGAATGACTGAGCTATTGCCCCGTGGCAACTGGCTGCAACCCAATGGCAATCCTGTGCATTTGGTTATTACCGGAGGCGAACCGCTGTTGGGTTGGCAACGTGCATATCCAGAACTGTTGGATATATTGCACGAACGTGGCCTACGACACATCACATTTGAAACAAATGGCACACAAGACCTAACACGGGAATTCAAAGACTATTTGCGCAACTGGTTTGGTGAGATCACATTCAGTGTGAGCCCTAAACTCAGTGTGAGTGGTGAGTCATGGGAGGATGCTATCAAGCCTGATGTGATTTGGGACTACGAAACATATGGCGTGACCTATCTCAAGTTTGTGGTGGAAAAGATTGCAGACTTTGACGAACTAGACCGTGCTGTGGATGAGTATCGCTTGCGTGAGTTTGGTGGTCCTGTGTTTGTGATGCCTGTGGGCGGAGTGGTCAGTGTATACGATGGCAACAGAATCAATGTTGCCGACGAAGCACTCAAACGTGGTTACTGGTACAGTCCAAGATTGCATGTTGATCTTTGGGGCAACGGATGGGGCAAATAATGGGATTCTTTGATAGATTTAAGAAGCAGCCTCCTGCAAAAGAGGAAAAAGAAAAAGTTATTCGTGTGTCCAAAGCACCAGAAAAAACTGCCAAGCAAAAGGCCACTGAAAAGAATGAACCTTATGTGGCCATTGTAACCATGGACATTGATCCCAACAACTTGCATCAAGGTGCGTTTGAACTAGACTGGAATGAGATATTCATTGCTAGACTGGTCAAGGCTGGTTACATGATGAAACCCACAGACGCAGATTCAGACATTGTGGACCGTTGGTTCCAAAATGTGTGCAGACATGTTGTGATGGAAACATGGGAACAAGACCAAGCCATGCGCAATTCAGTGAGTGGCTATGTTCACACCCGAGACATTGGTGATGGACGTAGCGAAATAAGTTAAGGAACTATTATGATGGATGGAAGACGTGTGGGCTTTACCGCCAGCACTTTTGATTTGTTACACGCTGGCCACATTGCCATGTTGCGTGAAGCCAAGGAAGAATGTGATTATCTAATTTGCGCATTACAAAACGATCCCACCCTGGATCGTCCCAACAAGAACCGCCCAGTGCAGAGCATTGTGGAACGACAACTGCAACTCATAGGTTGCAAGTATGTGGACGAAGTTTGGGTGTACAACACAGAAAAAGACCTAGAAGACCTGTTGTTGGTGCTGCCCATTGATGTGCGCATACTTGGTGTAGAGTACGAAGGTCGAGAATTTACTGGTCGTGAGATTTGCCACAAGCGTGATATTGAATTGCACTTTAATGGTCGTGATCATTCGTTCAGCAGCAGTGAACTGCGCCAGCGTGTGGTACAGGCCGAATCCCTGAAAAAGAAACTGGAAGAATGGGAACCAACTGGTGCAGACGACACAGGTGGTCCCAGTCCCAGATGATACTGTACGCTAATGGTGATAGTCATACTGCGGCTGCAGAAGCAATGAACCCACATTGTTTTGCCGAAGACGACAGTGACTTGTACATGTTGGGTCGACGTCCTCATCCGGCCAACCTGGCAGTGAGTTGGGGGCAACAACTGGCCAAATTGATCAACGCCGAATTTTACTGTGATGCAGAGTCAGCGGCCAGCAATGCCAGAATCATGCGTACCACACGCGACTGGATACACAAAAACTACAACCGGTTGGATCGCACTGTCATGGTCATACAATGGTCAACTTGGGAGCGAGAAGAGTGGCTTTATGAAGGTCAGTATTGGCAAGTCAATGCATCCGGCATAGATCATGTGCCTGTGGCGTTGCTAGATCGGTACAAACAATTTGTTGCCACAGTAAACTGGGAAAGATGTGCCGAACAAGCACATAGAGAAATTTGGCAGTTTCACCAAGAACTCAACAAGAAAAATATTCAACATGTGTTCTTCAATGGCAACAGCAACTTTGACAGCATGCCCAATCATTTCAATTGGTCTGGTTGCTACATGAATCCTTACGATGCCAAAATAACCTATAGCAATTTGCTCAAAACCGCAGGATTTTCAACAGTAAACCCACAAAGTTGGCATTTTGGACCCAGTGCTCATAGATTTTGGGCCAATTGTGTGTTACAATACATCAAGCAAAACAACTTGGTGACTACAGATGCGCTACCTACTGATTGATACTAGCAACATGTTTTTTCGTGCGCGGCACCAAGCACATCGTGCCGCAGACACATGGACCAAACTGGGCTTTGCCCTGCATTTGACCTTGATGAGCGCAAACAAAGTGGCACGTGATTTGGGTGCTGATCATGTGGTATTCGCACTAGAGGGTCGCTCGTGGCGCAAAGATCATTACAAGCCATACAAGGCAAACCGCGCAGTGGCACGTGGTCAAATGAGCGAGACCGAAGCAGAAGAGGACAAACTGTTCTGGGAAACGTACGATGAGCTGACTAAATACTTGTCTACACGAACCAACTGTAGTGTGATACGTTGTGCCACAGCAGAAGCAGATGATATCATTGCACGTTGGATTGCTTTACACCCCCGAGACGAACACGTCGTTGTCAGTTCAGATAGTGACTTTGTGCAGTTGATTGCACCCAATGTAAAATTGTACAATGGTATCAACGATCACTTGTTCAGTCCTGAGGGTGTCACAGACGCAAAAGGCAAAAATTTGGCATTCACTATTGAAAGCAACTCAAAGATCAAGGTTGGCAAAGCCGATGCTGACTTTGTGCCTCCCCCAGATTATCAGAAGTGGGTGCTGTTCTTGAAGTGCATGCGTGGTGATCCTGGTGACAATGTGTTCTCGGCCTACCCTGGTGTGCGTGTGAAAGGCACCAAGAATCAAGTGGGACTCACAGAAGCATTTGAAGATCGTGACCGGCGTGGCTATGCCTGGAACAATCTCATGTTGCAACGTTGGATGGACCATGAACAAACAGAGCGCAAGGTCTTGGAAGATTATGAACGTAATCGCACATTGATCGATCTCACTGCACAGCCCGATGCAATCAAAGCAGTAGTAGACGAAGCCATACGTGAGCAAATTAGTCATAGAGATGTGGGCATGGTAGGTGCACACTTCTTGAAATTCTGTGGCAAATACGAACTCACTAAACTCAGCGACTATGCAGATGCCATCAGTCGCTGGTTGAATCAAACATACAAAGGAGTATTAGATGATCGAAGCCAAACCCATAGTGGATAAAAAGTATTGGATCTTGAAGCAAGACAATCGCAAGGTTGGTGTGGTAGAAGCCGAAGGCGATGGCTACACTGTACGCATCAATGATCAAATAGGTCGTTTCAAAACCATTCCCATGGTGCGTAAAAAGGTAGACATTGAGTTTGCACCGCCTGAAAAGATCACAAAGCCCGCTCCAGATCAGGTGCATGGATTTGCAACAGATTGCCGAGCATTCAACCCCATGTGGGACGTCAAACATCGACTACCATTGTTCACCAAAGAAAACAAATCAAAATCTTGGTATGCCGCTGGTTGGTATGCTGTGAAACAACATCGCGCATGGAAACTGATTCGCAACCCCAAACTGATTGTGTTGGAACGTTATCAATATCAAGGACCATTTCATACCCAGGAGGCAGCACGTGACAAATCCCTTTCGTGATCAGGAGAAGTTTATGAGGGCATGCGACCAGTCAGTGGACGCAATGAACGAATCTCAGTATGCAATGTATGTTAAACTAATTGATGAAGAACATCAGGAATTATTAGAAGCCACATTGACAGAAGATAGAGTAGAACAACTGGATGCGCTTATAGACATTCTGGTTGTAACAATAGGTGCTATCCATTCAATGGGTGCAGATGCGGAAGGTGCATGGAAAGAAGTTATGATGACAAACTTTGCCAAGATTGATCGAGATACAGGCAAGGTGCGCAAACGTGAAGATGGTAAGGTGTTGAAGCCTCAGGGTTGGACTGCACCTAACTTGGCGCCATTCTTGAAAAAATGAGTTTGCACATACATCGATTTGTGGATTCGGTCAAAGCGCACGAAGCACGTGGACAACGAGAATTCTCCATGCCCATGCGCGATGCCAAAGACTTACACGCAGACATCACTAAATTGTTGATTACATTGGAACAAATGCGTGAACAACAAGCACGTGGTGCAGAAGTAGTAGAAGTGCAGATCACCGGGGGTAGTTTTAAATCTGCATAGTTATTGGCATAAATAAACATGGAGTTTAATATGTCAAGACCAAAGCCAACAGTGCTGATTGAGCACACCAACAAACAAACCTACAAGACAGAACAAGTGCTGGCGTCAGAAGGTGTGTGGGCTGTGTTCTTTGACTCCAAGCCCATCAACCTAAAGACCAGCAACTTGCTCACACAGTTTCCTGGACCCAAATACAAAAAGGTATCGTTCTCCAACCCCGGACACGCTATCAACTTGGCTCGCAAACTCAACACACAATTTAGAACTGACAAGTTCTCAGTTGTGCTGTTAACGCAAGGGGATAAGATCTATCCCAATGCTCAATAAACTCACCCTTACACAAGAACTTATAACACGTTATCCTGATGCGCCTGCCTTGGATGAGGCCATGGCAACTTGGTGGCAGAACATCAGAGATGATGGTGGCTTGAGACTCACGTACGAGGGTTTCTATGTGTTTGAAAACTTGTTGGAATTCAGCAGTTACACATTTGAACTGCCAGAAAAGTTGTTGACTCCAAAAAACTTGCTGGCCATGGACCGTCACATGACCTATCCTTACTACATGGTCAACAATCGCAAACTCAACAAATTAGTGATGTTTGGCAGCCGGGAAGCCATGATGGCCACACTGCACGGTGACATGCAACAATTCATCAACAGTTTGACTTACTGATCAAGTAATACTCAAGTAGTACTCAAAAAGTAGTACTTTTGTAGTAGTACATTTTGGTTGACCGAATATGCCCGAAATGCTATAATACACACATGATAAGAAAGAAACGTACCGATCGAACCCACATTGTGTACATGATCCAAATTGGATTGGAGTACTACATTGGTATTACCGCTAAAACCCAGCGCACCATAAACATGTCTATTCGTAGCCGTGTAAACAAGCACATCTACCGCGCCCGCACTGAGGACAAGAACTGGAACCTGTACGAAGCAATTCGTGCCGCAGGCGAAGCCGCTGTAAACTATGCAATCGTGGACATTGTGCGTGGCAAAGATGTTGCACACAAGTTAGAGCGCGAGTTAATACAAAAGTACGCACCTGCGTTGAACACTGATGTGCGTGTGAAATCGGTTGCCCAATAATGGGCAACCTGTTATAATAGTCGCATACAAAGCAAAAAGGAGTCAGCAATGGAACAGTTCAAAAGTTGGGAAGAGATGACTGATCTTGAGCAAGCCCAATGCACTTATTGGGACATGTACAAGGACGCATATGGCGTTCGTCCACGTTGGATTGACACCACTGCTTGGACCCTTGAGGTGTTTGAAGCAGAGTTTGCTTCACTGGCTACTGCTATTGAGCAGGCTGACATTCAACGCAAAGCCGATGAGGCTGAGGCTATTGCTAAATT